CAGGAAGATAATATTTTTGACCTTTAGCAAAATCCCATCTAGACCATTGTTCAGTATGAAGAGTTATATTAATAACAGCTACAATACAAGCTCCTACATAAGATCCTCCAACAGTAAAATAGTTTGCTGCAGATGATAATGCAGATAGATAGTCTTCAACATGATTTTGACCAGAACCAACATCAATTTTTGACATTCTTTGTTTTAATGATGGAGTTGCCATTACACCTTTTTTAAAGAAAATACTGTTAAATTCAGATATATAAAAATTAAAAGCAGATTTTGAATTGTTCCTCATTATATTTAACATTACACCAACTAAATCAATTATTTTATGAATGGTTTTAACTACTTGCAATCTATTTTGGTTTCTGTTAATGTGAATTATTCTAGAAGCATCATCAGATGTGCAAAAAGATTTCATTTTTACTGTATCTAAATAAATTAGATCTACAATTTCTTCTATAAATTTACAAGCAACAGAATGGTAAATAGATGAAGTTCCTTGAAAAATTCCCTGACACATTCCAAAAGGCAGTTCTTTATCATAGATTTTATTGTAAAGATTGTTAGCATGATTTTTGTAAAATGTTTTTAGAGTGTCTGAACCATGATCCTCATTTAAACCTTCTCTAGTTATTTTACCTGGTTGAGAATCATATTTTGAAAATAGTTTTATTAATGACTCTGGAAATTTAGCTCTTTTTGTCAATGTTCTATCAGCAATGAAATAAATTAATCTAAGTAAACCTCTCTCATTAGGCAAAACACCATAGAACATACAAGAAAATACATTTAGCATATGATTAGGGCCCCATCTTTTTTGATCTGAATTATCATAACAAATAACATCTCCAGTTTTTTTGGTTTGATCAATGCTATTTTTAACAGCTTTTTCAAATATATAATCTTTATCGGATTCTTCTAGTAGGTTAATATCTCTGATAACTTCACTAAGAGTTTTAGATACTGTTTCTACAAATAATGCTCCTATTCTAAATACAGCGTTTAATACTGATATTTCTCTATTTCCAACTTGATCTTTTTGAACTATCCTGTATATATATTCTATAGTTCTATCCGATAATTGATTGACAACTAAATTAAATATAGATGAATCTCCTCCTGATTCTTGTATTTTATCAATGAAAACAGAATGTAACCAGTTATTATTAGACAATTGCCTAGGATCAAAATCATACTGAATCATTATTTCTTCTAATATTGCAGATGCAGCTCTACATCCTTGAGATCTATCTGTAGAAGGTCCTTGTTCC